AGCGCCGCGTCCAGTTGCGCCGGGTTGCTCGTGCCCAGGCCACGGTTGGCCCAGTTGCTGTTCACCTGCGAGTTGATCTGATCCACGGATTGCGGATCGAGTTGGGTGCCCAGCGCCAGCTGGTTGGTGGCGGTGTTGGTCAAGCTGCCCAGCAAGGCCGCCTGGCCGGGATTGGCGTTCTGCATGGCCGTCAGGGTGGACGGGCCAAGGTTGGCCAGGTCCGCCGTGTTGGCCGTGCGCGTCGCCGTGTTGGCCGTGCTCTGCGCGCCCGTGATGGCCGGCACCACGGAATTAGAGTAGTTACTCAACAAACCGGGCGCGGTCGGCGTCCCGTTTAAAAACTCCGTCATCCCCTGCAAATCCAGATTGGTGTATTGGGGCTGGTAGGTCTGCTGCAAGGCCAGCTGCTGGGGTGCGCCCTGGGCGTAGGCGCTCTCCAGCTGGGAGTATTGCTGGCCCACCTGGCCGGCGTTTGGGGTTCCTGCATTGGGGGCGCACATAATTTGTTTTGTTTAAAGAGGGTTGTGACGCAATCATCCCCGCAGTTTCTTGGTGAAGTAGCCGGACTCCATCAGGAAGCGGTAGCCAAACCGCTCCATCATGGGCCGGAACGGGCTTTTCGCGTCGCACGGGATGCACACCACACGGAAACCCGCGCGCGCCGCCTCGTTCTCCACCATGTTCAAAAGTGAAATCGCATCGCGCGGCCGGGGCACCTTGGAATTGAGCCAGAGGTTGATCATCGGCACTGCGCCAATGCTCGCGTAGCCGATCATTTCCCCGTTCAGCTCCGCCACATGCGTGGCCCCCCACACCGTGTGGTTGTCCGCCCCGGCCATGATCTCCAGCTTGGCCAGGTCACGCGTCAGCTCCTCCTTGTTATCATGGTTCAGCCGGCGCAACCAGGGCTGCGTTGCGCTCAAAATGTCCTTGGCTTCGGCGCTCATGGGTAGGTAAAGGTATAGCTGGTATGCGCCACCACATAAACCTGGCCGCTCATGTCCGACACCGTCAGCGCGGCATAGTCGGTGCAGGTGGCCCCGTGCGCCGAGGGATTCAAGCCCGTGCCAAAAACCATGGTGTTGTAGGATGAGGACGAAACATAAGGGCTGTTGACCCCCACGCCGCTGTTGGAGGTCACGCCCACCGTCCAGGTGAAGGTGTAGGGCGGGGTGCCGCCGCTCGCCAGGCCCGTCACGGAAATAAACTGGGTGGAGTTGCCGCCCACCATGTTGGAGTTCGTGCCCGCCGGCAGGTCGTTCGCCATGAGCGGCGTGTTGTTGGCACTGGCCACCACAAAGTTAAGGTTGCTGCGCGTCGTGAAATTGACGCCCACGGTTGCCCCGCTGCGGGGCCAGTAGGCCAGCGGTTCGTAAATCTGCACGTTTGTGCCGTTGACCACGCTCGCCGTGAATTTCGGCGTGCCGGGCTGGCCGTTGATCCGCCACGCGAGGTTGGTGGCGAGGCTTGCGAGGGACACATTGGTCACGCTGAACGCATACGTCACCGTCATGGGATAGTTCGTCCCGTTCCCGTCCACCAGTTGCACATAGCTGATGGCGTCATTCGTGCCCGTGTTGGCGTTGGGCGTCAAGGTCGCCACGAGCAGGCTGTTGGCCGCGTTCAAAACGCCATTCACCGCGTTTAAATTCGCCGTCGTGTTGCTGCCGCCCTGCTGGTTGGCAATGATGGGCACCGTGTCCGTCAGGGTCAGGGTCGGCGTGCCGTTGCCGGTCACAAAATAATTCGTGATGGTTTGCGTGTTGGTGTAACCCCAGGCGTTGGGAAACTGGTTGGTCGGCCAGATGCCCGCCGGCAGCCACACCGTGTTGTAGGCCCAGCTTGGACTCGCGCCCACCAGCTCGTAAATTCCGCCCGCGCCATTCGTGTAGCGCGTGAATTGCAGCGTGCCGTCAATGTTCACCGCCAGCGTCGAAATGCCGCTGTTGGTCAGGCCGTTGCCATACACCCCGGCGGCGAGCACCTGCAAACCGCCCGGCGTGTTGCCGTTCAGGCCGATGGAAAGGTTGTCCCAGACCGAGCTGGAGAAGCTCACGCTGGTCACGCTGCCCGGCGTCAGCGTGTTCGCGCCCCCGATGGTCCCGTAGATCGCCACCGTCGGCGTGGCCAGCTCGTTCAGATATTGGAAGGTCGGCGCGATGCTGCCGTCCAGTGGAAATTGAAAACCCGGCTGCACCACCGCCGTGAGGGACGCGCGCGCCAACCCCGCCAGCAGCAAAAATAAAATGATCAGCTGATTTTTCATACAATCCTATACGATGCGCGTCGCCGCGCCCGGCCCGGCAAAGCCCGCCACCAGCACGCTCACCAGCCGCGTGCTGCCCGCCGCATTGGCAATCACCAGCTGCACGCCCCAGTCATCCACGCGCATCCGAAAAGTTTCCGGGATGTTCTGGTGGATGTCCGGCTGGCCGCCAATCAGTTCGCCCGCGCCGGCCAGGGTGTAATCCTCCCGGAAGGGATTGTTGAAGGGCGGCACCTGCGTCGCCGGGTTGTAGGCCGGACCCTCGCCCGCCACATATTGCGTGCGGTCATAGTGCAAACCGCCCGGCGGCGTCAGCGCATAAACCTCATTCCACCCCGGGGCCACCGCCGACACCGTGAGGGTCGAGCCGTTGCTGTCCCAGTTCACCAGCGCCTGCTGCCAGATTTTGCGCTGGTTGTTCCCGCCCGTGTAGCGCCGCGTGGTCAGGGAGTCCGCAATCGGCCGGCCCAGGTCAAACCAGCCGTCATCCAGCCAGCACACTTGCGCCGCGTAATTGCAGAAGGTCAGCCGCTCCTCGCCGTAGAGGGTCAGCCGGGCAAAGCCGAACACTCCCAGGGCCGCGCCCGTCCAGTTGCCCTCCCAGCCGTAGGTCCCCTGCTGGGCGTCGCTGTTCAAAAAATTCAAGGACAGGACCGCGTTGTTCACCTGCTGGCCCGGCACCTGCCCCTTCATCGGGTAGGCGAGGAAGAGCCGGTCGTTCCACGTCTCCACCACGGCCAGGCTCGCATAATTCCAATCCACCAAATTGTGATATTTATACATGTCAAAACTCACCGCCTTTTCCGTGCCGATGATCACGCCGAAGGCCGTGTATTGCACGCTGTCCAGCCCGCGCCGCGAAAGGAACATGAGGCTGCTCCCCCATTGCCGCAGGGAGAGCGGCGCCACGCACCCATACTCGCGCGTCACGCTCTGCAAATTCCAGGAGCCGGCTCCCTGGCTGAAATTGTAAAGCGCCATCACGCTGTTTTGCTTCACGATGATGAGCGTGTTGGAGGAGCTGATTTCCCCCACCGCCACCACGGGATCGCTCTCGCCCAGGTTCGCCGTGAAGCCGCTCTGCATCGGCGTATAGTGCAGCGGGTCCAGCGGGTCGGAAATTAAAATGTTGTTGTTGCCGTTGACCAGCACGAGCTGGCCGTTGTCCATGTAGTAACCCTCGCGGGCCGGCGGCATCGGCAGGCCGCTCGCCCCGGCCTTGGTGAAGAGCGGCACGGACGCCGGCCCCGCCGCCACCAGGTGAATCGCCTGCAAACCCGTCAGCACCGTATTGCCCGGCTGCGCCGCCAGCAGCGCATCATTTTGCGTGTCGAAGAGTTGAAACGTGTGGTCCCCCAGCGGATACACATAGTAGAACGTGGCCGGCGGGCCGAGCACGGTGTTGACCGGCGTGTCGCCCGCCTGCATCCCGGAGAGGGTCACCGCATCGCCGGGGATCAGCCGGTGGTTGGGCACCGTCCAAACGCCCGTGGCCGCCGCCGTCGCCGTCACCTGCAAATTCACGGGCACCCCGATGAAGCCCGCCTCCCAGAGGGTCGCCCCCGCCACCGAAGGCTGCGCGATCAAGGGCCACGCGCCGTTCCCAAAATAGCCGGGATTGGTCGCCTGCCGTTCCAGATAAAACCGGCCCCGGGCCGCCGTGAAATTGAGCTGGATCGTCAGCGACGCGTCCTGCCAGAGCGAGACGGCGTTGCCGGCCTCGTTCTTCACAAAGGCCGTCGTGTTCAAGGCCGGCGGACTGGTCCCCGCCGTGAACGCGGAATTCACCGTCTCATCGCCCCACACGAACACCAGATCCCCCGTGTTCCAGTCCGGCTCGCAGTTGAGCTGGATTTTGGACGCCGCCACGGCCGGACCCTGGAAGTAATGGCGCTCATTGTCCTGGCGCAGCATCACCAAACCGTTGTAGCAGGCCACCAGCCGCGTCACCCCGTAAATGTCATTCCCATTCATGGGGATGGCCATGGGCGCGTTGCCGCTTTGGATGCGCCACGCCCGGCCGCGCCCGCCGTCCTCGCCCGCCAGCGTGCGCCAGTCATCGGTCAGCACGACCGTCGTGTCGAAGGATTGCGGATCGTTGAACCGCACATAGCCGCAAACTTTGATCGGGTTGTTTTGGGCCACCGAAACATAGGCGGCCACCGGGTTGGGCAGCGGCGGCTGCGGTCCGCCGATGGCCTCATAGGCCGTGATGAACAGCGTGTTGTTCGTGTTGAGCAGCGTGAAGGTCAGGGACTGGCCGGGATTGATATTGCCCAGTTGTTGCTCGGCGCTCCCGCCCTCGGCCTGAAGGTTCATGACCAGCGTGCTGTTGTTCTGGAACACATAGGTCTGGCCGGGGTTCAGCCCCACCAGGTTGTAAGTGTTGCCCCCTTCCTCAATGTCCAGCCACGCGGCCGCAGCGGGAATCAGGTTGTTGCCGGGAATCTGTCCCCACGGCTGGCAGCTGATCCCAAAACGCGGCCACGCCCGGCCGTCCTCAAACCGCTTGTTGGTGGCATCCGCACAAACGCCCTTGGCCAGCTCGTGCGGCGGCGTGCGCGTGTCCACCCGGTAGAACGCCAGGTCCTCATCCTTCACCACTTCCGCATTAGCAGCCAGCAGTGCCATAAATAGAAATAAAATTAAACGGTTCACGATTCATCATTTCAAAACCACATCACCGGACTCCCGTAATGCCGGCGTTTGGGCAGCGGCATGTGGCAGCCGCGCCAGGCCGGCACCGGCGGCAAACGCATCAGCTCGGCCCCCAGCGCCGCGTTGGCCAGGCCAAACTGAACGCCGGCCGCCGCCGCGTTGTTGTCGGCCCCATAGAGATGGGCGGCCGTCTTGTGCGCCAGCAGGTTCCGCCAGCGGCGGGGCAGCGTCGCCGCCAGAAAATTCGGGAGCGTCATCACCCCCGGCGCGAGGTCGGGAAAGGTCGCGCCCGGATACGGCAGCATGTATTCCACCCACACACTGGCGCAACTGTCCTCCAGATAAATCACGTCATCCCCCACGCTGTAGGCCACATGCCGCCAATGGTCGGTCACATGCGGATTTTGCGAGAGGATGGCGAGAATGTCCCCGATCTCCGGCACGGTCGGGTCCGCGCTATTCTCGTCAATCGGAAACTGGTTGTTCGTGATGTTCACCACGTTCAAAAAATCCGGGATCAATTCCGGCCAGCATTGCGCGGTGACGAGCATCCCGAATTCCGTCGCCAGAAAACCCTGAAGCATGATCTGCTCGCTTATCGGGATTTTGTCGCGCGTGCGTTGCGCCAGCTCCGCCGCCTGGTTGAGCACGTCGCCAAAAGTGGTGGTCTTCATGGCACGCCAGCGGGGATGACCTCGGAGATGGTTACCGGCGTCAGGCCCTGGATATAGAGGTTGATGTGATGGTCCCGCAGCGGCTCCAGATTGTCTATGGCCGGGGCGGCGTCTAACGCGATCCATGCTTCCGTGTGGACATAGTCCAGGAACGGCCAGAAAGAGAGCGGCACCAACGGCACCGGGTCGTTCCGGTTGCGGTAGCTCACATGGGTCATCCCGCTTTTGGTAATGATGCGCGCGAGGTTGGCAAAGCCCGGCTTGGGCTGGCCGAAGGTGCAGAGCATCTTTACCGGGCAAGCCACGCCCGCCGCCGCCGCGTCATAGGCAAAGAGTCCGGCCACGTCGCACGCGCGCGCCGCGCCCAGTGAATGGCCGAGGATCACAATGTTCCGGCCCATCAACGGTGCGATCACCGCGTAAAGCGAGTCCAACCCCTGCGCGAAGCCGGCATGAACGAAACCAAGTTTGGGATGCCATACCGCCAGCGCGTTGATGTCCCGCATCCAATCCACCAGCGTCACCGATCCCCGAAACACCAGGTAGTCCACCCCGCCGGTCAACTGGTGGCCGCAAACAATGTCACCCAGCTCCCAGTAATGCGTCCAGCCTTCATCCGTCAGGTAAATCCGCTGGCACATTTTGGCATAGTCCACCGGCAGCGGGAAAACGATTCCGCTGACCGGACCGGCCGTGCCAATGGTAGCCATGATTATTTGCGGCGCATCTCCACCAGCAGCTTCACCGCCAGCACCACGCATAAGAAACTTACGGCGCAGCACATGACGGAAAAGCCGATGGTGAGCATGATCGGTTATTTCCGTTTACGCGCCGCGAGTTCCGCCGGGGTCGCCAACTGGTCGCCGGCCGCCAGATCGGACGTCGGGGGCGCGGGCACCTGTGGTTTTGGCGACATCAGCTCGGCCTGGGCCGACGGGATCGGCGGGGTCGGCTCGTTCGGGTTGGCCACCGGCGGGTTCGCGGGGAACGGGTTTCCGACCGACGTGCCGGCGTTCCGGTCCGGGACTTGCGCGCCTGTGTTCGGATACGGCGGGTTGGGACCGGCCACGCCGGGCGAGTTCGGGCCGGGCACATATGGCGAGTTGGGCACGGGCACGCCTGGCGCGGGCGGGGTCACGTTGATTTTGCTTGGCACGGGCAGCGCCGAGGCCACCACTTTGCAACCGGCCGCGATGGCGTGCGCGGCCATCAGCACATACGAGCTGGCCACGCCGGTCAGGATGGAGGGAGCCGAATGGTTCACATTGGACTGCACCTGGGTCACCGTGCCGTCGAGCAGGGCGGCAATGATGACGCCGTTCTGGCCCTGGCTGGCTTGCAGTTGCTGGACGATGGACGCGAGGTCCGCCGCCTCTTCCGCCGGGAGGATGGTGCCATTGGCAATCGCCGGCAGGTCCGCCGCAAGCTGGGTGAGGCCGGGCAACATGCCCGGATTCTTCTGGAGGATGGCCGCCGTGGCCGCCTCGATGCCGATGTAACTGCCCGAGGCAATCAGTTGGGGATAATCAATCATAAGTTTTGTTTGTTTAATGGTGGTTGGTTGTTGGTTGGTTTCAAAATACGAATAGCGGATGACCCACCAGGCCCAGCAGCACGTTGATTAAAATAATCGCGCCGAAGAGGATGATGAGCCAGCCGAGGATCGTCTTGAAAAGGGCCGGCAAAAACGGCGCGATTTGCACGAGGTAATAAATGATGCCCAGCACAATGCCGATCACCACCAGGTAAAGCAGTTGATGCACCGCATCACCGCCGCCATCACCGCCGCCGGAAAAAATCGCCGTGGCTGCCAGAATTGGATTCATAGTTTTAAGGGGGCCGCCCCGTCCGGGCATTGGCCCGGACGGGGAAACCGTTGGTTGTTCAGGCCGCCGGCGCCGCCGGGGTGTTCGCCGTCACCGCTGCCGCCAGGGACGCGGAATTCGCCGCGAGCGTGGTTTGCAGGTCGTTGAGGGCCGCCAGTTGGGCGGGGGTTGCGCCGGCCTGCGTCGCGCTGGCAATGGCCGCCGCGATCAGCGCCGGGATGCCGTTGAGCAACGTGACGGCGGATTGCTCCACCGTGGTTTCATTCTGCACCTCGGTCGTGAGGTCCGTGATCTGCGCTGCGAGTGTCGTTTCGAGTGCCATAACTTTCCTTTCCATTTCTGCGATACGGTTAAGTATCAGTTTTGTGTTGTCCGCGTGTTGCCCCGCCATCCGGCGCAGCAAATCAAAAATTTGGTCCAGGAGGTTCATACGGTGGGAGCGACTGGGGCCGTGGTCTTGGTGGCGTCCACCTTGGCTTGCTGAATTTGATGCTCCTGGTAGAGCACCTTGTTGGCCGCCACCTTCAAGTCGGCCGCCGCGGCCACCGCCACGTCGCCGGCCGCGCCGCTCTCCGCCAGCCGGTGCGCGAGCACGGCCACCTGTTCGGCAACTTCAATCGCGCCTTTGAGCTGCGCGCCCATGGCGCTGTTGGAGAGGGTGTGGATGTCCTTCACGACGGCCGCCGTGCTGTTGGCGGTCAAGCTGGTTGCGGTGGTGATGGCGGTGTTTTCCTTGATGGCGTCGGTGTTGCGCTTCTGTTTCCACGCCACAAAGGCCACGATCAGGCCAATCAAGAATTCGCCGATGATCTGGCCAAACTGGATGATCGTCGGGGCGAGGGTGTTGGGGTCGGTGGTCATTTTAATAAACCCGGAAATACTCCTGGGCGCTCACGGTCGGCAGGAGACAGTTGTTGGTGAAGGAAACCCCCCACAGCGTCCACAGGCCGCTGACGCTGTAAGCGTGATAAATATAAGTGGGAAACAGATGGTCGGGCGGAAAGCCGTTGTTCACGGTCCACTCCAGGTGATAAGTAATCGGCGCGACCGGCAGCGCCATCGGCACACTGGGCGGATTGTCCACCATGCGGGGCGTCTGCCCCAAGGCCGGCAGGCCGAGGCACAGCAACAAGATGGTGAGGCGGAGGGTCATTTTACCAAGCATGAGCTGCGGCACCCGCCGCATAGGTTATTGCCGTTCCAGTGAACTTGCCGCCAACCTGAATCCGCACCGGAGTAAATGCCGCAATGGTCACACTTGAAAACTCCGTGTTGCCAGCATTGTCTTTCAAGGTTGCTCCGGTGGCTGCCGTGATATAGGCAATCTGAACCATTGACGTGGTGTTTGTGCAACCATTGGCAGTAGTGGACATTGCTGTCGAAGTGGCAAGACTGCTAAATCCAGTAGTGGCTACAATCGCGCCAAGCGCTGTAAAAGTTGAATTAGTTTCAAACTTAAATGCGTCAATAAAAGCCCCGGCATACTCACGAATATAGAAATTACCATCAACTGTCCCACCGCTGTTTTTATTAGCAAGATACCAGTGAAGATTACCAGAAGGATTATAAAAATCCTCGTCCCAACCATTTCCAGAGTTGATTATACCAACAGACCCTTGTGACGCAGAGTTTACAAAAAAAGAAGTAAAGCATGAAGCTGTTCCTGCACTTAAGGTCAGGTTGCCAGTTGAAATTCCAACATTTCCGCTATTCACAGTTAGTCCGTTTGAAACACTAAGTCCGCTATTCACTTGCGTCGAACCTGCAAACACATTATGGTCGCTTGCGCCGTTTTGGCAAATACCGTAAGCGGCGCCAATACCCGGCCCTGATTGCGCATCAATATTAACTCCGATCGTAGTTGTAATTGGACCATATCCAGAAATAGAGTTGTTGGTATCAGATAACGGAGAACCTACCCATAACCCACAGCAGGTAGCCAATAAGCCTCCCGGCGTTCCCCACTGACCGGTTTCATTTCCGCATTCAGTTTTGTAGCCGGTTAGCGTATTAAAGTTTGTGCCAGAAAGTAATACCGCAGTCGCCTTAAACGCCTCAGCGGAAGCCGATGGAGCGTTATTTGTTCCGTATGGCCATACGGAACCTTCAATACCGATGGCATCACCAGTTGCACCTGCTGGCGGATTCCACCCAGACTGAACGGAGATAGAGCTAAATGATGTCGGGGCATTTGTTGCTATGGTTAATGCAGATAGTATTTGTGGGTTTTGATATTTATAGTGGCCAAAACTTGAAGATGCGTTAGAGCTTAACAAGTCTTGAAACCCGCCAGCAACATAGGAGTTTGACCCAACTAATTGAACCGCATTATTCACATTCGCCAACTGCGCGGCTGTAAGCAACGTAACATCATTCGTATCCGCCATCTGCGGAGTCGTGCCAGCGAACCAGGTGTAGGCGGTGATTCCATTGTAAGTGCTGTTCGCAGAACTGAAATTATGACCGACTGGCGAGCCGGTTGTGTTCGTGAAAATCGTCACACTGTTGCTCAGGATGTTGCCACCCACAGTCACAATCACACCGCTAGCTGTCCCGTTCGTCCATTCGGTGAATGTTGCGGTGTAGCCAAGCGTCTGCACCGGAGCATTTCCGATTTGGCAGAACATGTAGTTTGTGTTGAGCGCGGGGATGGAGTAGTTGCCAGCGCTATTAGTTAAAATACCATTCCCTAGTGCTTGTGAAATAAGAGCATTAGAAATAGACCCTTGAGAACCCCCGCCGCCGCCCGTGGTCGGCCCGCTGGAGACGCCGCCGCCGGCCTGCCCCAGGCAAACCGTGGGCCACACCAGCGCCAAGAGCCATGACAGCAGGGTTTTCATTGCGGGAAGATTTTGCTGGCCGTAAAGTCCGCCTTGATGAGCAGGCTCGCCCCGCCGTCCGGCGCGCCGCCGGCCAGTGCCAGGGCCGCCGTGCTGTAGGCCCCGATGTAAATGCCCTTGTAGAACTGGTCCCCGCCGTGCGTGGCAATGGCCACATAACCCGGCGCGGCCAGAATCGGGTAAAGGGTCCCCTTATTGACCGCGAGGCCATGCGGTCCGGCCGCATCATCGCTCACCAGCAGATACACCGTGGCGGCGCTCACGTTCAGCACATAGAGGTTGACCAGGTTGCGGGGTTTGGCGATCACCTGCACGCCATTCTCCGCCGCCGCGCTCTTGTAATGTTCATCCGCCGGGTATGAGATTGAATACATGGTGCCTTTGGGGTTGTGGCCGGCCGCCCGGACCTCAACGGTAGTTAATGAGGCGGTTGACGAGCCACGTCATGTTCGTCCACTGGCCGGCGTTGCCATAGGCCCAGCGCGCATAACTGTTGCCCGAAAAGACGTTCGTGCCGTTGCTTAACGGGAAATAAGTCGTGAACAGGTTGGTGCCATACCCCTGCCCGCCCACCGAGGCCATCACGGCGTTGCTGATCCAGTAGGTGCCGTCCGGCGAAAGGTCCAGACCGCACGTCGAAGTGGACGCGCCGTTCGTGAGCGAAGTCACCACCTGCTCCCACTGCACGGGCGTGTTCTGCAAATCGCCAATGAAGAAGACGGTGGCCGTCGCCGGCGCATACACCTGGCTGTTCGTCAGTGAACTCGTGTTCGTGCCCACGGGCGCATAGGCGGTGGGGATCGCGGTGTTGGTCAGCGAAATATAGCGGAAGCGTTCCTGCGCGCTGGCGGTGAGGGTGATCATCGCCAGCCCGAGGGCCGCGACGCCGGTAAGAATTTTGTTCAGTTTCATATTTTGTTTTTGTGTTGGTTTGCTACACCGCAAATTTCATGCTGCTGCCGCGCCAGTTGATGCCTTCATGGCCCCGGCGCGCGGCGCTCGTGGTCGCGCCAAATTTCAAATTCACATTCTTCACCCGGCAGGCCGGGAACTGTTTCACGATCTCCGCGATCCCCTCCGGGCAATCCAGCGCCGCCTGCCCAAAGCGCGGGTCTTTGGCCAGGTTGAAATAAAGCGCGCGCGGGATTTCCGCCGTCACCTCGCCGTAGGCGCTGCCGCGTTCATCGCGCAGGAGCGTCCGCTCGTTGCGCCGGTTTTCCGTCGCGGACAGCACTCGGTTGATGCTCGCCACGCGTTCGCGCTCCTCGCGCGCCACCTCATCCAGCACGTCCATCGGCGTCGGGGCCGGATACCCGGCCGCCTCAAATACTGGCGCGAGAAACGCGCACAACTCGGTTAAATTCTGGACCTGCATTTTCGCCTCTTTTAAAACGCCCGCCGACTCTCAACCGTCGGCGGGCGCCAACCTTATCAGCTCTGCCAATCCGGCCGGTCCATGAATTGACCGGCCGAAAATCAGTTGCCGAGGTCCGGCGACGGCGGCAGGTTCTTTTGGCCGGCCACCGGCTTTTCCGTGTTCTTTACCGCCGTGGGGAACGCCTTGAGCGGCTGCTCCTTGTTATCCAGCGCCACAGAGAGGTGCCGCGCGCCCGTCGTGTGGGCCAACACTTCCATGAGCTGACCGTCCTCGGTCGCCACCGTCACATTGTCCAGCCCGCCCTTGACCACTCTCACCAGCGTGCCGTTGCGCAGCTTGGGCAACAGCGGTTCGCCCGTCTGCAAGTTCTTGCCGGGGGAAAGCATCCCCTCGACTCGCAGGATCAGCAGTTCGCCGGGTTTGAGTTTCACCAGCGCCGTGCGAATTTCATCGTAATGAATCATAATTTTGTGTGGTTGATGATTGCGGTTGGTTTTAGGTCAACGCCATGAAGCCGAAGCCCTGGGGGTTATAGACCACGAGGGTCAGATAGGTGAAGAGCATCCGGGTGACGCCCGAGCCGTCGTGTCCGAGTTCATCCGTGTCAATCGGGAAGCCCCACCTTTTGGCGAGCTTCTCCGCCGGGATGATGTAACCGTAGTTCGGCTGGCCGGTGAACACGCGGTTGGCGCGCACCGCCGTCGGCACGCCGTTGATGTCCGAGGCCGTCGTGCCCATCAGCGGAGCCAGCATCTTCTTCAAGGTCCCGAAGTCCGTCCGCACAATCGTGATGATCTGCTTGAACGTCTCGTCGTCCTGGTCCTTGGTGAAAATGCGCTGTTGCGCCGGGGTCGAGTTGGCCACGTTGCCGCCGAGGGCCTGCGGATCGGTCAGACCCGAAAACGCCTGGTTAAGGCCCTTGTTGCACAGGCACCAGTATTCCCGGTCGCGCTGCACGTTATCAAACAGGGCGGACAGCATCGTCTTGATGAGCGACAGGTTGAAGTTGGCGGCGAGGGAACCCGTCACGCACGCGGCCGCCGGGGCGCTGTGGATGTCCGTCGGCTTGCCGGGGACCATCGCGTTCGCGTTCGCGTAGGCGTTGGCCGGGTCAATCATCATCCGCAATCCCGCCATGGTGCCGCCGGTCGAACCGCCCGTGTCGGTGTTATACGTCTGGTCAAAGCTGGAGAGGCCAACCTCGATGTCCTGCTTGAGCATGATGAGAAATTTCGTGTAGGCGGAGGCGAGGATGCCCTTGCCCGTGCCCGGCAGCCGGGGCACGCGCTCGGCGATGTAGCCGGACCCGAACCCGCGCCGGAAAAGCTGCCCGCCGTTGCCCATCTTGCGGCGCGTGGTGGTCACGTCCGCGATTTCGCCCGCCTGCAACGCATACGCGTCGCCCGGTCCCAAAGCGCCATTCGGCACCCCGTATTTGTCCACTTCCCAGTCGGTCGTGACGTTGTCCAGTTTTGCCTCCGTCTTGCAAAGGGTTGACATCGGCGTTGCCGCCGGGTCGAACAGGTCCAGCACGTCCATCAGGTCCTCAAACGCGAGGTCCCGATAGGCGCTGCTCGCCTGCCGTAAATTTGGTTCTGCTGTGATTGCCATAAAATGCCTTTTCCATAAACCGCGTTATCCGTCGCACAATGCACTTTCACCGCTGTCCCAGGATCGTTTCCAATGCCACTTGCAGGTCTTTCTCCGAGCCGGTTTTGCGCAGGTTGTCCAGCGCCGCCTTGCGCTGGTCGCCGTTCACCGCCGGCCGGTTGCCGCCGCGCGCCGCCGATTTCGGAAACACCACTTTGGGGATGAACTTCCCTTTGCCATTGGCCGGGGCCGCCTTCGCCGCCGCCTGCGTCAGCTCCAGGTGCCGTTCCACCGCGCAGGCCACCCAGTATTCCCAGCTCGCCGCCGCCTTCACGCCGGGCAGCGCCCGCTCGATGTTGCGAAACTGGATCGTCCGTTCATCCTCCGCGTCACCCAGCCACGGGTGAACTTTCAAGGCCACGGCGTGCGATTTTTCGTAGGTTTCCAGATACGCCTGGCGCACCGGCACGGCCTCCGCCTGCGCGGTCAGATTTTCTTCGGACTCCTCCAGCACCGCCGACATGCGCGCCACGCTGAAATCATCCTCGCCGGCCTCGTTCCGAAACCGCGCCGCCACCGCCGGGTTGTTCGCCGCCATTTCCTGAAACTTTTCCGCGACCGCCTGCGGCGCATACGCGAGTTGCCGGATCATCTTGCCCGTGAACTTCAGACCTTCCCGCGCCTCGGCGGAAATTTCCGCCAGCTTGGCCACGTCGTTCACGTTGTCCAACCGGCCCGCCCCGGGTCCGGCCGCCACCGGCTTGGCCGCCAGTTGCCGTTTCAACTCCGCGTTTTCCTCCCCCAGGTTCTTCACCCGTTTGAGAATCAAACCCTCCACCTGTTCCTGCGTGTAAGTCTTGCCGGCCTTGGCCGTGGCCTCGGCCTCTTCGCCCGCCGCCACCTGTTCCACCGTCTGACCCAGTTCGGCCGCCCGCGCTTCGAGCCGCGCCAGTTCATCCGTTTCCGCCTGCGACTGTTCCGCGACCGTCACGCCATTGGCTTGGGCGCGGGCCGCCAGTTCCGCCTCTTCCTGTTCCGCATTGTGTTCCGGCGCTAAATTTTTATTTTCCGGGTCCGGGGCAGCCGCGCCGGCTGCTGTTCCGGTCGGGGCGGGTTTACCCGCCTCGCCTTTTGGTTGTTCTCCCCGCGTGCCTGGCTCCAAAAAGGCATTTGTGAGCGCATCAGTCAGGATCGCTTCGCCGGCCGCCGCCGAGACGGGACCAGTGGGGACAGTGATTCTTGCCGCAGGACTCGCCGCGACCGGGGGATTCACGACCCCGTTTGGTTTTATGGTTGGTTCAGCCATGATTTTGTTTAGGGACGCAATCAGTGCGTCGCGTTGGGGGACTCGCAGAGAAGCACCCGGCGGAAGTTTCCGCCCGGGGTTTTACGCGACTGCGGTGCGCGTGAAACGGTTCGGCTTACAGTTATAGTCTCGAACGAAGAAACGGCAACGGGGGTAAAAACCCCATTGCCGGTTTAGACCAGTTGGGCGTGGAAGGCGATGCGGACCGCCTCGCGGGAATTGTGAATGGCCAGGTGGAGATAGAGACGTTCACAATGATGTTCCACCGTTTTGAGGCTGATCCCCAAACGCTCCGAGATTTCCTTTTTCTGGAAACCTTGGCCCAGGAAACACAGCATTTCGCGCTGGCGCGGGGGCAGCGTGCGCACGGCCAGCACGGAATTTTCAAGCTCGGTAGTCATGTCCGGCATCACCAAATCCCGGCGGAGTATTTTATTTTGAACGCCGGCAGATTGCGCCGGATGTAGTCCGCGACCGGGCAGCCGGGTAAATCTTTCTTGCCGTGTCGCCACAGGTAATGGAGGTAATCCACCGGCACGTCCGCCATGCGCGTGCCGGCGTGTTTGCCCACCGGCATCAAGTCCGCGTCGCCCAGTTTGATCGGGAGCAAAAGCTGTTCCTTCATTGGCTCGTTTCCTTTGGCCGCCGGGCCGCCGCTTCGGCGCGCAGCTGTTTTACGCGCTCCTCATTCCAACCCGCCCGCCGATATTCAATGTCTTCGATGAACTGCCGCAGGCCGATGGCACTGTCGGCCGCGCTGACCCGTTTGTCGCGCGGTTGGGTCGGGTCCAGCACCTCGTTGAGCGCGTTGGCAAACTGGACGAACGCATGGTCCATCACCGCGCGATAAACCGGGTCATTCTCCTGGAGCCGCGCCAGCGTGCTAGAGTTTTGGTCCAGGTCCGGGGCCGGCCGCTCGTGATAATCTGCCGGCAGCAGGCGTTTGATGAGCCGGTTCCAAATGGAGTCAGGTTTGGTTTTCATTTCGCCCCCTCGCTCACCGGCCCGGTGCCGGTGTCCTTGGTGCCGAGCCGGCCCTGCATCTTGCTCGTCACCATTTCCTGGTGGTTATGCTCCAGATTTTTCTGATACGTCTGCAAATCCGCCGCGCGGTCCTCCTGAAAATTCGGATTGCTTTGGCCGTTGGGCAGTTTCGCCGTCAGCGCCATTTTGTAGCGCGCATTGCCCATCACCACCTGCTTGCCGAATTCCAATTTCATGCCGGCCGTGGGATCATTCTCGCGCAGCATGGGCTTGTTGCCGGCCATGATGCTGTCAATCTCATCGCGCACCTCCTTAAACATCGCCTGTTTCGCGCCGGCCTGGTCCAGGGTGACTTCCTCACCCAGCGCCGGGTCCATGTAGGCGAGCAGAAAGTTGATGAGCTTGGAGCGGTCAATGGTCCCGCCCGTGTCCACCTGCAAAAGCTGGATGATGTTTTTGATCATGTCATCCAACCAATCGCTGTCCATCGAGCGCGTCTCAAACCAGAGCATCAAACGCTGTTGCGCCACCAGGTCCGCGTTGAGCAGCGGCTTGCGGCCGAGGATTTCCTGCAATTCCGCCGGCGAAAGGTTCTGGTAGGCGAGCACGGAAAGCTGCCAGAGCGCCTCGCCCCACTTGGCGAGCCAGCGCGTGACGATCCGTTGCATCCGGCCCATGGCGCGCGAGGGGATGCTGTCCGGCCGGGCGATCCCGAAATGGTCTTCCACTTCTTTGCGCACCATTTCAATCAGCTTGAACGCCACTTCCGGGTTGCCGTCCGGGGGCGGAAACCAGCTCCACTCGCCGCCGTTCACGTTGTTGACGATGCCCATGGGGGTGAGGCCCGGCGGCAGTTTGCTGGCTTGCGCGCCCTTCTTTTGCAGCGGCGGGCACACGGAGAGCTGCTGAAAAATATAAGTCAGGTCCCGCGAATTCTTCATTTCATTCTGCTGGGTCATCACAATTTCCGGCACGCCGCGCGCGTCCATCGGCCGCAGGCCGGTGACTTCGGTTTGCAGGATGATGAACGGCTGCTGATGGTGCGCGAAGCCGGCCAGGCGATGGTAGCCATAGTCGGCTTCGCTGGTGTCCTTGCCGGCGCTCGGATTGACAAACATGGAGAGGACGGTGCAGTAAAGTCCGGGCACCCCGTTGTCGGAATTGCGTTTCTGATACATGTAAAAGAATTCGATGTCCTTCATGTTTTCGTCCACCGCGTGTTCAATCGCACTTTCATTCAGGGCCATGCCCTTTTGCTTGCAAAGGCGCTCGGTGAATTTCTCATTCCAATCCTCCTCGGCCGCGCGGGCGCGCACGCCCTGTTCGGACAGAAATTCGCGCACCGCCATCCAGCGCTCCTCGCCGGGCAGCGCCGTGCTTTCCGGCGGCATGACGAAGTGCTGGCCGGGGATCAGCACGCGCAGCTCCGGCACATTCGGCCCGTCCGTCTCGACCGGGAAATCCGCCGTCTGGTCCTCGCGCAACTGCTTCACCACCCGGCGGCTTTCGCGCTTGTTCATGCCCGGAAAAAAAGTCATGAATAATTCGACCGCCGCGTCTTCCAGCGCCGGGTCCATGATCATTTCCGGCGCGCGCGCCTCGAGGCTGCTTTGCGGCGGCGCGGGCGGCGGGTTCGGATTCTGGCCGGCGGCCGGCTGGCCTTGCGGTGGCGGCGCGGCCTGGGCCGCCAGCTGGATGATCTGTTGCATGGTCAGCGTCTGCATTTTCATCACCTTTTCCTTGCGCCAATTCGGGTGCAGCACACACCAGCCAATCGTGTTCTGCCACTGGGCGGCGCGCTCCACGTCGTCAATCAGCGTCCCGCGCAGGGGGCCGTGCAGCATCCACGAAATCACCGCGCGCCACTCGGCCGCCTGCGCGACGTTGAGCGTGCGCGCCGTGGTCGGCGCGGTCTTCACGCGCGCGCCGAAGAACGCCGCGTAGAGCACATCCACCAGCGAATTGATGACATCATCCGCCACCATGATGCGCGTGTCCGGCGCGCCGTCATACGGCTGGGCGCGGTCCCCCATCCGCTCGCGGTGTTTCAAACCGTCGGCCGTCTGCCCGTGCCAGCGCGCATAACGCACATCCTCCTTGTAGGCCGTGGAATTGTAAGTGGTGCAGTCCTGATCCCAGGCGTATTGCAGCTCCTCTTGCAACACCTTCACGTCGGGCGTTTCCTCCGCCCGTTCCATCGGGTCAAGGTCGCCGGGGTTGCCGTTGATCGTTGCCGTCTCGTTTGGTTCGTTCATAATTTTGTTTGGTTTGTTTTAAGTTTGTTTCATCACCACCCTTTGCCCGTCACAATTTCCGGCACGGTGGGGTCCACATACGTCAGCGGCTCGCCGAAGAGATACCGCAGCACGTCCACCGGGTCCTTCCAGGGCGACTTGTCCCCTTGCGCCGGGTCCCAGTTGAGCAGCGCGTGAATTAAATTCTGGCAGCGGTCGCTCACATACAGGTGCGGCTCATTCTCGACCGTGATTTCCTTTTCCGAATCGTAGGCAAAGGCGTCGTTGATCTTGTCCAGGCTCCCGCTCGCGGCCTCGGCCAGGAGCGAGCGCATCACCTTGGCCGGCTCGAAAAACATGGCGGCCAGCAGCGGGTCCGGCTCATCCTCCGCGCAGTCCCGAAATAATTCGAGGAGCGAACGGCCGCCATCCTTGGCGGCGGCCTCCGTGGCGAAGGCGCGCGGATCGCCGAAACGGCGCGTGGCGGTGACGCCGTGTTCATGTTCGCGCACGCGGATGTAACCCTTGTAAAAATCCGTGCCCCGGCCACCATACAAGCGCGTGCCATCCCCGCGCTGGCCGTCATCCCCCACCCACTCGCCTTCCTCCATCCGGGGCGACTCGTCGAAAATGAATTTGCGGCCCAGCTTGTCCACGCCCAGCCACAGCATGAAATACGAGCGCGCCGTCGCCGGGTCGCAGGCCATGAAGGTCGTGAGCCGGCCGCCCTGCCCGTCCAAGGGATAAAGCATCTCCACAATTTTCAGGTGCGGGATGACATGCACGTTCGGGTTGAACGCGGGAAACTGGCAGCCGCTCAATTTCTCGGCCCAGCCAAAGAGGCGCATCCGCACGGTGCCCTTGCTTTTCCGCACCACCTTGTCGAACACCGCCGGCACGGCCGGGTTTTCGCGCGAGCGCGGCAGAAAGCGATTCCATTGCGTCCACAGGAAAATCACGCCTTGCGCCGGGTTGAGCGGTTGCATCAGGTAAGGCATGTGGCCGGCGGGCAGGTCCTTCACCTGCACCTCGTCCAGCGCCAGCTCCGGGATTTTGATGCGTGGCTCCGGCGCGCCGCCCGGGTCCAGGCCGTCGTTGGGGTCCGCGTTCAGGGACCACTGCCAGTTCATCGGCAGGCTTTGCAAAACCCGCGCGCCGTTCAACACCATGGCGCAGGTCGCATCAAACCCGTTGACGGCCGTGAACGTGAAAAAGAATTTCCCGCGCCGTTTGGCGATGCGGAAACTCAACGTCGTGATGAGCGCAATCGGGGCCGGCTCGTCAATCCAGACCAGGTCATACTCCGGTCCTTCAAACGAGTTGGAGTCGCGCAGGTATTGCTCCACGGTTTTGAACCAGCACTGTGAACGGTTGGGCAGCACGAACGTGCTTTCCGTGAAACCGTTCTTTTGGGAAAACGTGATGTTCTTCACGGTGTCCCGGCGGCGCGGTCCCAGCCGCTCATTCACCCCGCGCGCGGTCACGGGCAGATATTTATAGACGCCGGCCTGCTGGAGTTGTTTGCTGCTCGCGTCGTTGGTGGCCACACACAAAACCTTCATGCCGCCGGCCTCGCATAATTTTTCACAGACCAGCTTGCCGCCGATCTCCGTCTTGCCCGGACCATTGCCCCCCAGCGCAAATAATTCATCCTTGCGTGCCAGCATTTTCCGCACGTCATTCCAAAACGGCAGCTCGAAGCCGTGCCGCAACGGATCATCAATGGACCGCTGGATGCGCTGTTCGCGCTCGCGCCAATACTCCTCGATCTCGTGCCCCGGCGTGCCGGCGGCCAGCAGCGCCTTGATTTCGGTGTCCTCCAGCGCGCGATAACGGCCGCCCTCCACCAGGTCCACGACCGGGTGCGGCGTCCACACGAGCGCCGCCTCCTTGCTTTTCGGATATTCGAGCGTGGGGATCATGGCTGCTTGCGTTGCAGACGATCAATTTCCGCCGCGATCAGCGCGCCGGCTTTCACCAGATTTCGGATGGTGTCCCGGGATGGTTTCCACCATTTCTTTGACCACGGCCAATCATGGCATGGCTCCGGCGGCTGATTGTAATGGTCGGGTGACGTGTGCAGGGAGGGGTAGCTTTCGGCGGCGCGCGCCATTTGTTTGGCGCGGTGCGTGTCATCTTGCTCCGGGGTCCAGCCTTCGGCTTTGATTTGCCGCTTGCGCTCGGCGGCGATGAGTTCACTCCCGGTTTTCATATTCGAGCGGGGTGGTCATTTAGCCAGGCGGCGTGACTTGGCGCGCCGTTTCAGTCTGGCCGCTAGGCCGGCAATTTCCTCGTTCTTTAAATCAATTCGGTTTTCGTATTGAGCACAAATGTCCTGGTGAGCTTTAATTTCTTCATCACGGTCTTCGATTTGTTTTAGCAATTTGTCGGCCTCACTCGCGCACCGTTGCAACACCTCGGCGACGACTGATAGATGCCGCTCCTGGGCCGCCACGAGCACCTCGTTCATAAAACCCAGGCGCACGAAATACCATTGTTCATTGTCAGGTTTCTGGAGCCAGGTCTTTCGCTCTTCGGGGGCAAATGGGCAATGCCGCTCATCAAACCACTGGGTCAAGTCTCCCAGGGTGAGAAAGGACACGCGGTTTGTTGTGTCCGTGCCGGGCGCGCTTTCACAGGCGTTTCGGTTCCCGTAGGGGACATTTTTACCCGTGGCGGTCAACTGGCGCGCGCCATCCGGGCCGGCAAACTCGCTGATTTCACCCCGTTGATTCTGACCTTTGATGTAAGCGGCACCCACGTCCACCACCGTGATTTGGTCGCCGGGTGCGGCGTGGTAGGTCGGAGGAATGTGGCGGACTTTATTGACCGTCAGAATGTCGCCGGGTCGAATTTTTGAGTAATCAATCATACAGTTTGGGGGGTTGGCTGTTCGGTTGGTTTGAGCAGTTTGATTTTCTCGCGCAGGCCGGCGAGCTTCCCGTTGTCGGCCTCGATGTCCACGGCGGGCGCGCTGATCTCCGCCATCACTTTGAGGGCGCTGGCGTTCTGCATTTTGATCCCCGCGCCGATGTGCAAATCCTTGTAGCTCGCCTCATGCTTTTTCGTGTCGGCGAGTGCAATATCCCCGGCCGCACTGGCGAGCAACTCTTTGGCAAACTGGTCGGTGAAGCCGGCGAGCATCTTGCCGTTGTTGACGGCCACGGCCGCCACGGTCCGCAAATTCATGTGCAGGTCCTTCGCAATATCCTGGGCGGGCACGCCGTAGGAAATCATTCGGATGCACGCGTTGCGCCGCCACTCCATTTTCTCCGCCTGCTCGCCCGTGTAATTTTTCCGCAGCTCATCACCCGGCAGCAGCATGGCCGGCTCAAATTCCACTTCGCCAAACATGGCGAGCTGCTCCAGCTCGAAGGTTTTCTCCGCCAGTTTCCGCGCGGATTTCGTCACCACGTCCGCCGCGAATTCCACGCCTTGTTGCGCGACGCGGAGCTGGGCCGCGTCCGGGACGAGCGGCGGCAAACCTGAATCCACAATGTTGTCCTCGCCGTTCATGGTTTCTTTTCCGGCGGAGCCGGCGGAATTTTCGGCGGGTCCTCGATGACCAGGTCCATAATTTGCGGCAGCAGTTGCCCCGTCGTTTCCGCAAGCGCGCACAAAATGCACAGGCGCACGCCGGCGAGCGGCGGGTGGTTGAATTCTTTCGCCAGCCGGATCATGCTCGCGCACTCCAGCAGCAGGTCCACATCCATGAGCGCGCGCTTCACATCGTTCACGTTGACGAACAGGCCGTCCGCCGTCGTGATCGTTTTCGCCCGCCAGTTGGGGGTCGTTTTCATGTCAGCCTTGGCGCGGCGGCACGTTGCCCTTCGCGCGCTGGGAAAGGGCCAGCGCCGCCCCGCACGCGGTTTGCAGCGTGCGATGCAGGTCCACGAGTTTTGGCAGGGCGTCCTGGGCCAGCACCACGTCATCGCGCGCGATGTTTTCCAGGTCGCTCACGAGGTCGGCGGCGCGGTGGGTGTCCGCGTAGCAGCTTTTGAGCAGCTCGTCATTGGTCGGGTTTCTCAAACTCATAATTTTTAATAGGGCAGGTCCGGGGTGAGCGGCACCAACCCGGCGTGTTCGGTGCGGATGATTTCGCCGTTGTCATTTTTAACGCGGACTTTCTTGTTGCAGTCGCTGCACAGCAGCCGCAACAGGTCCAGCTCCGCTTCGCGCTCGTAGCGTTTCATGCGGGCCGAGTAGCTCAAAGTGCGCGGGTCGTAACTCCGGCCGTATTTGTGATCAAACTCCAGTTTGTCCGGGTCGGCCTCCAGGCAAAGGATGCAGACGCCGCCCAGTTTGGTGATGAGCCGCGCCCGGATTTCCCGCGCGTAACGCGTGATGCGATGAATCTCCGATGCGTGTTTGATGTCCTTGCTCATAGCATGAAATCAATGTTGCCGTCGTCGGGATATTCGTGAAATTGCAGGCTCTCAAAATTGAAGAAGAGCCACCGGCTGGCGTTCTGCTGGCTGCCCGGCCAGCGCTGCTTGTTCAAAATGAACTTGGTGTCCCACAGCCCGCGCACGCCGTCGCGCTTCTTGTCGAATTCCTCCTTGGTGATTTCCTTGGCGAGGAGTTGCTGCTTCCACTCCTCCAACTTTTCGGCCTTGGCCTCGTTGCGTTTTACGGCCACGACATTGTGCGCGTTGTCGGTCCACTGTTTAGAGCCGCGCACGCGGTCCTTCGCGCGGCCTTCGCCCTTGTTTTCGTGGACCACCAGGAAGACGTGCGCGCCGCGCTTGACCGCAAAATCCGCGAACTGCATGGCGACCAAACCCTGCATCGCGTAGTCATCATCCGGGATGCCGATGCGCATGACCGAGTCCACGATGAACACCGCGCCCTTCAGATGCTCGCGCGCGTAGATGAACGTGTTCAGCAACTCGCGCCAGTCGGTGATGCCCAGGAAATTGTAGATGAGCACGCGCTCATTGAGCCACGCCAGCGCCTTGGTAATCAGCCGCAAATTCGCGTCGTTCTCCTCTAGCTTGCCCACGCCCAGGAGTTGCCGCGCCATGATCCAGAGCGTGATTTCCGGCGGCACTTCCATGGACGCAATCACGATTTTCTCGCCCTGCTCAAACTGTTTGCCGCAGACAATGGCGATCTGGCCCAGCATCGAACTTTTGCCCGCGCCATTGTCGCCGGTGAAGAGCGTCAGCTCGCTCGGCCGGATGCGCATGGGGAATTTAAACGGCAGCTCCCAGCCGTAATCCTCCAGCACGCGCTTGAACCACACGTTGTAGTAGGCGTCCCCGAAGTCGGCCGGCGCGCACAGATTTTTCGGGGTCACCACGCCGCGCGCCAAGAGCGCGTTCCAGCGGGCGTGCTGCTCCGCCATCCGCACAATGAAGGATTCCGAGAGGCCGCTCGTCTCAAACACCGCGCCCACCTGCTGGATGTTTTTGGCGATCAACTGGCGCGCCAGGTATTTCTCCCAGACGATGTCCAGGTATTCCGGCAGGTTCGCGGCCGAGGGGACCACCGCTTGCAACTGCTCCAGGTATTGAAAGCCGCCGACGTTGTCAAAGCGGTTGCGGCTCACCAGCTCCGTGCGCAGCGTGATGACATCAATCGGGATGCACTTGGATTTCAGGAACGTCAGCGCGTGCCAGATTTCCGCGTTGCGCAGGTCGAAGAAAACCTCGTCCGTGCCCAGCCGGCTTTGCGCGTCGGGCAACGCCGCCACCGGGTCCAGCAGGCAGCAGCCCAGCACGCCCATTTCCGCCGGCAAATCATGCGGCGGCAGCCGGTCGGGGTTGTCTGATTGTGGCTCGTTCATGCGGCGGCCAGCTCCCGTTCCAATTCCGCGATGCCCGGCAGGCCGCGCTCGCGGGCAATTTCGATTTGTTGGAGGATTTCCCCGCGCTCGCGCTTGAGGCCGTTTTTTTCCGGAAAATGGCCGCCGTTTTTTCCCCGGTTGAACTGGAGGATGCCGCGCGCGTTGGGGTGGCCGTTCACCCAGTCCAGCTCGAACTTGAAGACCATCGCTTTTTTCCACGCCACCGGCCAGGATTCAGCCTCGAAGGTCCGGTAGTGGAAATAATTGTTGGACCACAGCGCCGGGATTTTTGCCGGGACGCCCTTGGCCGGGCAGCCGGCGTAAGCCTCCCCGAATTTCAGGACTTCCTCCAGTCCCGGAAACTCCGCACACCTGACGCCCTCGTCATACCCGGCAGGGTCCTTGGGGGGTGTTACGGTTCCTGATGGTTCGGCGGACATTTCCGGCACCGATTTGTCCGGCGGACATTTTGTCCGGTGGGACATTTTGTCCGGGGTCGGCCGGCCGCGCGGAATGTCCGCGTAAGCGCCTTTGGTTACGGCCGTCAACGTGTAGCGGTTGCACCAGCGCGGGCCGTCGTTAAGCTCCACGATCAGCTCCCCGATTTTCTCCAGTTGCCGGATGCACCGCCGGACCTGCCGGATGCTCAAACGGCTCTTCCCGGCGATGTCCTCCAGCCCTGGGTAACACATGCCGGCGTCATTCGCCCGGTCCGCCAGCGCCAGGAGGACGAGCAATTCCCCGCCCTTGGTGACACTGGTTTGCCACACCGCCGAGGAGGCCTTGACGCTCATGGCGTCACTCCTTCCGCCGGCTCCGCTGGGGGTGGAACAATGTTCTCCGTGGAACTTTGTTCGCGGCGAGGGGCCGCCGCATTTTCCGGCCGGTTTTTTTTCCAAACCTGATACTCCTCCGTCCAGCCGAGCAGTCCGATCTCCTCCTCCGTCAGGTGCAGGAAGAGCTTGGGCCGGGTCTTGAAGCCGCGTCCCGGCACGTTGGCCAGAACCTGTGATAGATGGGCGCGCCCGACGTTGGCCAGCACTGCGAGCTTGCCAAAGGAGAGGCCGCGTTTTTTGAGCGATGTGTGCAGAGCGATGTTTTTCATTTTGTTTTGATTTCCCGTGGTTGAACCGATGAACCTTTGCCTGTAAATCCCGGTGTGGCGGACCCATTAGTAAATTCGGGGCAGCGGCCCGGGCGGGACCCCCCCCCCGGCCAGCTGCCCGGCCCGACCCAGGCCGCGCCAACCGCACCACCAGCGCACCAACTAATGCAAGTGACTGAACTGCAACCGAGCGCACCGCAGAGCCAATCAACTGCGCTCCTCGTCGTGATCCTCGTGCGCGGTGCCAGCGCCTTTTGCAATCTTCTCTGCCAGCAACCTAACCAGTCTTCGCGCCCTGCATTAAGGCGGAATCCTGCTACTTTAGCCGGCGGCGCTTTTTTGCCGTTCGACCAGCGCACGCTGGCCGGCGCGCAGCTCGACCACTCTGGTCCCGACCTCGTGGCGGGTCTGGTATGAGACCAGCGCCACCTCGGAGATCATCCAGCCGGCACCATCGCGGATGACTGGCCCGTAGCTGCCGTCCGTGAACGTGTCCTTGACCCAGCGATCAGAGCGCGACGGATAGAAAAGCCGCCGGCTGTCCTGCACGCTGTAAAGACGGTTTGGAGTAGGCATAAAAACGCGGCGGGTTTTCAGTCCGCCGATTGCCGGCCAGGATGAGACGTTAAAAAGCGCGCCGCGTCCGGCAGCTCCAGCACTGGAGCGTGCCAGTGAACCCGATGCGAACCGCATTGACCGCAGGCCGCCGGCAGATAGTCATGCTCGATCCTTTGCACGACCTGCCGACAATCCGCGCAAAAAAAGTAGCCGTCACGCGCGCAGGCGGACAGGCTTGGCAGAACATGCCGGGCACGTTTCACTCGGGCACCTCCCGAATGGCGGCAAGCAGCTCCTGCCCGATGTCACGCCGGCCGCGCAGGTGTGCGACCTCGACCATGACGAAAAAAAACGTGCGGGGCACCGGCAGCGCGATTGAATAATTGAAAGCCACATTGAAACGCTCCACGGCGGCGCCGAGGGCGGTTAGCGGCATGGCGGCGCAGGCGCTCATGCGGCGGATTTCTCCTTGTCGGTGATGACCAGGTCACGGATATAGCTGGAGAGGTTGCCCGCGTGCCGCGGCGCGCGCGCGCGCGTCTCGACAAACTCTTTCAGCTCCGCCGGCAGGGAGAACGTGAAGCGGTAAAACGCCGGGGCCGGCGCTGGCTTGGGGTTGCGTTTGGCACTCACTGTGCATCTATTATGAATCATTCTTACTGGATGTCAAATGTAAATTTGACACTCATTGCTCTATGGTGCATAATGGTTATGCAGTGACGGTTAAACATCAATGAACACAAGGAAAAACAAAGCATGAAAACATTTGACGAAGCAGAAACGGAAAGTCTCGAAAGTTTATTTGGTCCCGTAATTTCGGGTTACTCGCGCGCGCAAGCCATCGCCGACGGTGTCCTCGTGGACGTGTCCACGGTCCTCACGCCGTGCCCGTTCAAATACCCAGTGGCCATGACGCTGTCGGCATGGTCCGCGACGTGTGGCGCGGGCGGTGAATGGGTCCCGGCCGCCGAGGGCAGCGGTTGCACGCAAATCAAATTGCCCGGCGGTCAGGACGTCGCCGGCCGGCTGCATGACGTGTTCACCATGATGTTGCACGCCATAGAATCCGGCAACCCGGCCGACCGTTTAAACTTTCGTGTCCTCATAGATGCGCGCGGCATCGGCCGGCCGCAACCCGTGGACCTTTACGCCGTTTGCGGACCCGGCGACACGGCCGCGCCAGTGCTCACCATCCTGCTACCGAACGAAGACTAAAACCAAACGGCCGGGCACGTGCCCGGCCCACCTTTAAAAATACCATGAACGAACACACAAATTGGCAGGTGATCCTGCGGGGCAGCGAATACAAATTGATGAGATTAAATGAAGCCATGCCTTTCGAGACGATTCTGGACCAACCGCAAGCCATCGCCGACTATCTCACGCCGCGCCTTGCGGCCTCCGTCATCTATCGGCCGGACGTGGAAAATTTCACCATCGTCGGGTTGAACACCCGCAAGCGCCCAATCGGTTTTGAAATCATCACCATGGGAACACTGGACACGCTCCTAGTGCACCCGCGCGAAGTCTTCAAGGCCGCAATCGTGATGAACGCGGCCGGCATCGTGCTCGTGCATAATCACCCCAGCGGGGACCCGACACCCAGCGAGGCGGACATAAAGGTAACACGCGATTTGATCCGCGCCGGCCAGCTCCTCAAAATTGAAGTGGTGGACCATGTCATCATGGGCACGGCCACGACCGAACGCCCCAAAGCATTTTCCTCGCTCCGCGAACTTGGTTATTTTTACAACTAAAACTATGAACACATTGCAAGCCTTCATCGCCGGTCTGGACTGCGGATTTTTAAATGAGCCGCAATTAAAACAACTCGCCAACCTCGACCGCTTGCACCCCGTGCTCGTGCGTTGCGGTGGCGGCCGGTTCACCTGCCCAGCGCAGGACGCCGCGCACTTCATCGCGTGCGTGGCCGGTCATGGCGACTATGTGCGCGACGTGTCGGTCCCGGCCGGCAGTCTGGAGCGCGCCGCCAACTGGACTGATGCCGAAGACAAATTCAAAGTGGTGTATCGCGCCGCCAATTCCAAAGCCGCGCAGCTTACCGGCGACTGGAAGCCCGGCAAACTCCAGCGCCATCCGCCCGGGTTTGATGAAACCCAGTGCGGCGGAGTTTTCGACGGCCACAACGTCACGAGCGACGCCGACCCCGGCCTATGAAACCCGCCAATGCCAAAGCCCGCGCGCTGCTGCTGAAATTACAGGCACTGGCCGAGCGCGGGATAAATGGCGAGCGCGACGTGGCGGCCGTGAAGCTCGCGCGCCTCAAAGCCGCGTGCGACTTTACCGCGCCCGACCCGACCGAAGCCAAGGCGGACATTTTCGGCGGCCGGCGCTTCGCGCGGTCTGGCACGGCCGCGCCGATTGCCACGATGACACCGGCCACCGAAGCGATTTTGTGGACGGTCAAAGCCGTCATTGAAAACCGGACGGGCATCGTGTGCCTGGTGCGCGACGGCCAGCTCCTGGCCGAAGCCACGCCGGGGACGCTCGCCGATCTCGCGCGCATCACCGGCCACGTCGCGCTCGCCTTTGCCGATCTCTGGCGCGATTACTCCCAGGTGGCCGGCGTGCAACCCGCCGACCGCTCCGCTTTCCTGTCCGGCCTATATGATGGACTCATGCAGGAGGCACGGCCGGCCGGCCAGCGCCTGCCCGCGCGCGCCACCGTGCCCAAACTGGCCCGCGCCAAAAAGCGCGCCGTGAAGCTCGCGCCCGGGCTGGAGCTGCATCCCTACACCGTCGCCGTGCCGCTCGGCAAAGGCGTCCGCTTTTCCATGCCGCTGGATGAACTGAAGCGCGAACTGGCGCACACCGTGAGCACTCCTTGCGCGGAGTTGACATAAGCGTTATGATTTGATATGAAAAGCATCAGCATGAAAGACCCATTGGATTACAACGGACCGGGCACGCGAATTTCGATCTCGCTCGCCTCGGTTGTCTTGGATCAGGCCGCCCACATGATGCGGCTCAAAGGTTACAACAACAACGCCAGCTCCTACTTCGCGGACCTCGTGCGCCGCGACTTCGAGCACGGCGGCCACACCGGCGGCGCAGTCATGGCTGACCATTACCCGAAGCACGCACCCAAAAAAAACAACCGGAAAAAAAACAAGGAACACTGAATTATGCACCGCGCCAACCGTGGACTCGCCGGCACCCATCGCATCAGCGCCGCCAACTATCGGAACGGGACCAGCAGCACCGCCCAGGCCGTTGTGGCGCTCGCATCCGAACGCGTGGGCCGGCTCATCAATCCGATCCTGCGGAAGACGCTCGCCATTGACGTATGAATGAAAAAGAAATCAACGAGGTGTTCATTGATTGCCTCTTCCGTGACGATGAAAACACCTGCGACCCGGTCATGGCTCCCGGCTGGAAATTTATTTTCGGCTTTCACAAGGACCGGCTCCGCGCGCACCAGGCCGACGTGGACGCCGGCATCACCCAGCTCAAAGCCGACTTGCACGCCGGCCAGGGCAGTCTGGAATGGAGCTTTGAGACTTTGGAGCAGATCATTGTGCTGGCGCGCGCCCTGAAAGGTTTGGAGTCGCCCTTGCCCTCCATCACCTGTGGAGGCTTGATATGACCCAAAAGCAACTCATCAAGGTCGCCCGTCAGGAGATTGAAGTCTGGGATCGTTCCAAAACAATGCCTCTCGGCCTACCGATCGCCATCCTATTTGCCTTCATCCACCGTGTCACCACCGGAAATACTATTGAGGAATCTTTCTTCAAGCCAATGCCTGCGCAGCCTGATTATGAAATCTGAATCGACTAAACAAAATATGAAAATGTGCAAATTTGGCCTGCTCGTGTTCGTCATCGAATTGTGCGCCGGAATCGAGTGTGCCTATAAACATAATTGGAAGATGGCTGGAGTGTGGACGCTCTATGCCGCCTCAAACCTTTTACTCGCTTTTGTGAACGAATGAAGACCATCGTCGCATTCCTCCAAAATATGTGGGTCCGGGATCCAGATCGCGTCCGCTCTGATATCGCCAAATATGGCGAGCAGCATCGTCTTCGGCTGATACAATATTGCCTGTTCGCCGGTTGCTTGACCGGCCGCCGTCTGAAGACCGCGTTTGGGGATGAGCTGCTGGAACAGATCATCTGGGAAGAATCCACCCGTGAGATTGCTGGCAATTCGCGTCATGTTTTCCCGCCCGATTTTGTTCATATCCAGGCAGTCCTGGCTGAGATCAAACCCCGTGTTGTAATCGCCTTCGGCAGGATCGCCGGCGACGCCGTAAAAAAGGTCTGGAATGGCCCTCTCGTTTGCTGTTCACACCCGGCCGCGCGCCAGGCGGATACCGTTGGCCGACTCCATACAGCCAGCGTGGAACTGAAGACCTTTTTGAACCCGGCGATCCTGCACGAGTTCAACAGCCCCAAAAAAAATCCATGAAAAAAATCCTGCTGATTTGTGCCGTGCTGGTTTGCGCCGCCCTCTATGCCAGCACCATGGTCCTCGTGCGTCATCACCCGTTCACCCCGCCACCGCTGCCGGCGATCATCGCGCACCGCTACGAGCTGACCATGGCTGACGGCCAGGTCATGGTCTTCGACACCGCCACCGGCCGGCTCTACGTCTCGCGCACCAACTGCACCTTCATCGGCTTCGACCCGGCCGCCTGCCAAATTCGGCGCTAACAACCGCACCACCAGCGCACCAAGCAGTAAAAACACCAGTAAAACAGGCCATAAACACCACAATGGCATTGCGGAAACGCGGGTTCGAGTCCCGCAGACTCCACCACCCGATAACCCAAGGATAATATGAGAAATCCCATTGACACCATTGGAAAAAACGCGTATCGTGCCCCCATGATTAACCCCCCCACATTGGAAACCATCGGCACCCGCCAGCCTCAAATTACCGCACCACCAGCGCACCAAACCGCACCAGCAGGCGGAGCCAGACTTCGTCTGGACTCACCTAAAAGCCAGCAAAACCACCACACAATGAAATGCGGTGTTCTACCTACTGACCCGGCCCGACCGCACCCGACCGCACCAAAAGACCGCACCACCAGCGCACCAAGCGCACCAGGTAAAATGAAATTTCGTTACGACGGCAAAACTTTCATCCTCTACAAGCGCAGCCCGGCCGCCGATGCGCCCTGGTATTTCCGCGCGTGGACCGGCGGACTCGCCAAACAGATGAGCCTCGGCACTTCCGCCGAAGCGCCCGCCATCGCCCAGGCTAAACTCCTGATTGATGCCGCCGGCAAAGACAAGCTCGCCGAGGTCCGGGCCGTCATCACCGGCCGGCCGCTCGTGGCGCAGAAAGAATACTGCGACATCGAAACTTATTTGAACGCCTACGAAAACATGCCCTCGGGCAAAAATTCGGCCGCGTCCCGGCATTGCGCGGTCCTCACGGTCCGCCGGCTCCTCGCCGCCATGCCCTGCCCGCCCACCCGCATGGATGGTTTGAAAGCCATGTTCGACGCCGCCGCCGCGCGCGCCTCCCGCGCCATTGAAGCCGTGGCCGACAACGGCCGCAAACAGTCCATGAAGCGCACTTTTAATTCGACCATCGCCTATGCCGCGTGCGTGTTCAGCGAACACGCCGTCTATTTCCTCAAAGAGAAATTGGAGCTGCCCGACTTCGCGGAGCTGCGCCAGCAGTTGAAATTCCTGAAATTCAATGACGCGAAGAAAACCACGAACGAATTCAATCCGCCCGTTCAATCCGTGCTCGATGCCACCCTGGCCGGCTGGCTCACCCTGCCCCGCAATGAGTTTATTGCCGTCGGCATGGCGCTCTGTTGTGGTGCGCGCCGGGGTGAGATTCGGGACTTTGCGGACTGGAGCTGGTTTGAAATGCACGGCGGCCACCTCTGGGTGAACGCCCGCACCGGCAATTTCAAGGACCGCACCGACGTGCTCCGCGCCCAGGTCGTCGAACCGTTTTACAGCCTCATGATGAAACGCGTGAAGGCCGAAAAGTGGGATGCGGCCGGCGGCCGGATGATCCAGGGCAATCACTCGGAGTTTGACCGCAACGTGTCGGAATGGATGGAAAAGCTCGGCTGGGATACCCGGCTCAAACTTCATTCCCTGCGCGCGTGGACCGGGTCCCTGATCTACATGAAATTCGGCGCGGACGCCGCCTGCAAGTTCTGCCGGCACAGTGACAAGAAGACCACCTTGGAGAGCTACGGCTGGCTCCGCGAGGAATGGCACACCGACGCCACGCCCGTGACCGTCGCCGGCCGGCCGCTCGCGTGGGCCACGAGGAAGGCAATATGAAAATCGTCAGCCTCATTCAGGAGGTGGAACACGGCCATGTGCAATGTGTCCTCGCCATGGCGAAACGACTGTGTGACGCGATTGGAAAATTGATTCCGATTATCTCCCTCAAAGACCTGGAGGCGGACTTTTGCGCCGAACGGGTGCGGAAAATCGCAAAGAAAAAACCGCCGGGAGGTGCCCGGTGAGTCCCACCGAAAAGGTCCTGCGCGGCCTGGCCGACGCGCTCACTGAAATCAAAACCTATTGGGAGCATGAAGGTGCCGGCGAAGAGCTTGCCGGCAACGTCGTCAAGGAGGGTGTCTGTCGCGGCACCGCCGCCGGCATCCAGATGACCATTACCGCGATCCACGCCACCCTGGCCACCAACGCCGCCGAGGCGGCCGAGGCGGCCGCCCACCCCATGAACAAGGATTATCTCCGGGCCGCCGCGTCGGCCATCTCGGACAAGCTGCCCGACCAGCATGGTTTCCTGCTGCTCGTGGCCAACTATGGCGAAGGCGGCCGGCTGTATTACGTCTCCACCATGACGCGCGACACCGCGCTCAACGTCTTGAAGGAGTTTCTACTCAAAGCGGGTGCCGCCGAGGACTGGATGCAACATATCAAATAAGTGGCGAGCCGCCACCGGCCGAAATGAAAAAGTCGAAACATCATCACCTGCCGATGAGCTGCTGCCCGACCTGCGGCCACCAACACGACTGCGCCGCGTCCGCCTTCGAGGATACCAGCCCACGACCGACGCCCGGCGATTTGAACCTGTGCATTAAGTGCGGGGAAATCTGCTGCTACACCGAGGCCTTGACCACGCGCATCGCCCAGTTGAATGATTTGATGGCGCTGGATGCGCGCACCCACCAGGAATTGAAGCGCTGCCAGGACCTGATCCGCCGGCTGCGTCCGCTCGGTTAGTAATACTTGACCCGGTAAAAATTCTGGTCCGGCGGCGCGGCCGGGTCGTTGAAGCTGTTCGTCGCGTCCACCACGCACTCGGAATTCGTGAAGATCGCCGTCCAGCTTACGAGGTCCGGCGAGGATTCAATCACCACGTTGAGCGGGAGGTTCGTCACGTCGCCGCTATTCGGGTCGCACTGCACGCGCTGCGCGCCCGCCCCGGGAATGGCCACCACAAAGTCAAACCACGCCGCATCATTTTCAAAGCAGTAAATCCAGCCGTCGGGATTGTAGAACGGCGCGGGCAGCACCACGGGGTTCGTGCCGGCAAAAATGCGCGGCAAACCGTCGGCCGAACACACGGCATATTGCAACGCGAAACCGGCCGGGCCGCCGGCCAGCGCCAGGGGTTTGGTGATCGGCACGCTCACCACGCTGGCCAGATTGCTGCGCTCGTAAATGTCATTGTAAAAGACGGCGTTGTTCGTGGCCGTGGGCGGCAGCTTCACCGACACCACCTTGTAAAGCTGATAAATGACCACCGCGCCGACCGCCAGCACGAGGATGGAGATGACCACGAGCGCGCACGCGAGCGCGATCAACGGCGCCAGCGCGACCAGGACCCGGACAAGTTTCTTTTTCATTGGATCTGGATGACGATGGATTTGACGGTCAGGAGCAGACCCAGGACCAGCAGCAGCAGCAGCAGCG